ATAAAGACTTTGTAGACTATGGTGGAGATGGAGAGGAAATTCATTGTGTTCAAGCAGGAGTAAATCCACAGACAGATAAAAGAATTACGATATCAACATGGCAATCTCTTGTAAAACTTCCAAAGAAATTTTTCTCACAGTTTGGAGTTGTGATTGGAGATGAGTGCCATTCTTTCAAATCCAAGTCTCTTGTGTCAATTATGACAAGACTTGAAAGATGCAAGTATCGTTTTGGATTTACAGGAACTCTTGATGGTATGGATATTCACAAACTTGTTCTTGAAGGATTGTTTGGCCGTGCAAGAAAAAATGTTTCCACTAAAGAATTAATGGATAAAAAACAACTTGCAAGTCTAAATATTAAGTGTGTTCTTTTTAGCTATACAGATCAGGAGTGTAAACTTGTTTCAAACATGGATTATTCAAATGAACTTGATTGGATTGTATCGAACAAAAAAAGAAATAAGTTTATTACAGATTTGGCTTGCCAACAGACAGAGAACACTCTTCTTCTTTTTCAATACGTGGAAAAACATGGCAAAATACTTTATGATTTGATAAAGGAACAGGTAAATGCAGATAGAAAAATATTTTTCGTATATGGTGGAACTGATTCAGACAGCAGGGAAAAAGTTCGTGCAATTTGTGAAGTACATAGGGGTTGCATTATTGTTGCTAGTGTCGGTGTTTTCAGTACTGGCATTAATATTCGCAATCTTCATAACATTATCTTTGGCTCTCCTAGTAAGTCACGCATACGAAATTTACAAAGCATTGGTCGCTCGCTTAGGGTAACAAAACAAAAAAGTTTTGCAAAAATATTTGACTTAGCAGACGATTTAAGATATAATGGTAAACCTAATTACACATTAAGACATTTTGCAGAGAGAATTAAAATTTACAAAGACGAGCAGTTTTCATATTCGGTGGTAAACGTAACATGACACATCCAGAAGAATTATATAACTACGATATATTACTCTTTAAACTTACAAGTGGAGACACAATTGTTTCCTATGCAGATACAAGTGACCCTGATACAGTTCGATTATTTCGACCTCTTGAACTAAGATTTATGTCAGGAAGAAGGCAAAAAGGTCATGGACTCATGCCGTGGTTTCCTTTTAGCGATGATGAGGTTTACAATGTCAACAGAAAGCACATTGTTATTATAGTGAAACCAATTAAAATTATGATAGAGGGGTATATAAACTCTCAGGAAATGTATGATGAAGAGCCTGTAAAATACAGATACACAGAAGAAGAAAATGTCGAAGATTATGATATGGCATCAGATGATTCATATATCGACCAATACCCAAGAGTTGCAAATGAAGAATCTGCAAAGATACTTGATGCAATGTTAGAAAAAACATCTAATACGTTTATGAAAGTACATTAAATGGCACGTAAAAAATCAGAACATTATGTCAACAATAAAATGTTTTTTGAAGCACTTGTTGAGTTCAAGAAAAAAGTTGAAGATGCAAAACTAAAAAACAATCCTAGACCTCAGCCATCAACATATATTGGAAGTTGTATTATGAAGATTGCAACGCATCTTTCTCACAAACCAAACTTTACAAACTACACATTCAAAGAAGAAATGATAAGTGATGGTATAGAAAACTCTCTACAATATATTGATAACTTCAATCCGCAAAAGTCTCAAAATCCATTTGCATATTTTACACAAATTATATACTATGCATTTTTGAGAAGAATTGAAAAAGAGAAAAAACAGCTATACACTAAGTATAAGATGACTGACCAGATTAATGTCGATCAAGGAGCTTCAATTTCACAATCACATAAAGGATTGACTTGGGGTTCAGAGAGCTATGGAAATCTTGGTGCAGAGATAAAATACAATGAATGGACACAAGAAAAAGTGTCAAGTTTCATTGATGACTTTGAACTAAAGAAAAGAAGAAAAGTCAAAAACAGAACTGCCGATACAACAACAATTTTTGAGTAAGGGTTTCTATGTTTGCAAACGACACAGTAATAATATACGGAAAGGAAGGCTGTGGATACTGCACTCTTTCCAAACAACTATGTGAAGAATATAAAATTAGTTATGAGTACAGAAGTTTAGAAAAAGACTTTACAATAGAAGAACTTTATAATATAAAACCATTTAAGACATTTCCACAGATATTTTACAATGGTGTCGGTATTGGTGGATATGCAGAGTTGAAGAAAAGAGTTGAAGCTAAAATAACGTGAAATACATCATATATATTTGCTGTCCATTTATTGCATACTTTTCATGCATAATATGGGTGACAATTTTTGGTGAATTTTTATACAAGAATAAAAACATTGCAGAAGAAGCTTTACTTTTTGTTGTGTTGACTTTTCTTGTTGTTTTTGTTAAACAGATTATGGAAAAATATAAATGAAAATAGCTTTAGTGACGGACACGCATTTTGGAGGAAAATCCGATAGTGAAGTGTTTGCAAAATATATTGGTCGTTTTTATAACGATATCTTCTTTCCTTACTTGAAGAAAGAAAACATCAAACAGATTATTCATCTTGGAGATATTGTAGATCGAAGAAAGTTTATCAACTTCTCGACTGCTAGACACCTCCATGAAACCTTCATAAAACCGATTGTAGAGGGTCAGATTCGTGCAGATTTGATAATAGGTAATCACGACACCTATTATAAGAATACGAACGATATCAACTCTATGAGGGAGTTATACGGCCATTCTGTGTATGATATCTCCTATTTTGATAAGGCAACTGTAAGAGAATATGATGGAACAGAGATACTTCTATTGCCTTGGATTTGTTCTTCAAACTATGATGAATCAATGAAAATTATTCGTGAGACTTCTGCTCAGATATGTTTTGGACATTTGGAGATACAGGGATTTATGATGTATCGAGATGGTCTTGCCTGTCAAAATGGATTGACACCAGAGGTCTTTTCTCGATTTGATGTTGTCTGTTCTGGACACTTTCATCATCGCTCTACAATGGAAAATATCAATTATCTGGGCTCTCCATATGAAATGACTTGGAGTGACTATAATGACTCAAGAGGATTTCATGTGTTCGATACTGAAAAAAGAACCTTGACTTTTGTTCGAAATCCATATAAACTGTTTCATAAAATTGTTTATGACGATTCGAAAATGAGCTTAAAAGATGTGATGAGTAAAGACTATTCGGTTTATACTGATTCGTATGTCAAGGTTATTATTTCTTCAAAAAATAATCCTTATGTTCTTGACAAACTTTTAGATAATCTGTATCAGTCTAATCCGCACAATGTTGCGATTGTAGATGACCATAAAAATATAAATGAGCAAAGTGAAGAAGAAATTGGTGTTGATGCAGAGGATACTCTTACTGTCCTACGAAAATATGTGTCCAACATAGACATAAGTGACAATGAGAAGTATCTGGTCAAAGCAGAGATAGACAATCTCTATCATCAGGCTCAAAATATGGAGATTTGATTTGATTGTTTTTGAGATGATTCGTTATAAGAATTTTCTTTCATCAGGAAATGTATGGACAGAAATAAAACTTAATGAAGCTTCTAACACTCTTGTCATTGGTGACAATGGTGCTGGTAAGTCTACAATGCTTGATGCATTATGTTTTACTTTGTTCAATAAACCTTTTCGATCTATTACAAAGAAACAGCTCATCAACTCTGTTAATCAATCCAAGACACTTGCAGAAGTTGTGTTTCGTATTGGTAGTCAAATCTATACAGTTCGTAGAGGTATCAAACCAAACATCTTTGAAATCGAACTGAATGGAAAGTTACAAAATCAAGATGCAGCTGTAAGAGATTATCAGGACTATCTTGAAAGTAGTATTCTCAAACTTAACTTTACTTCTTTTACACAGATTGTTATTTTAGGCTCTTCAACTTTTGTTCCTTTCATGCAACTTCCAGCCATGAAAAGGAGAGAGATTATTGAGGACTTACTTGACATTAAAATCTTTTCGATTATGAATGTTCTTGTCAAAGAAAAGATTTCAAGTAATCGTGAAAGATTAAATGATATTAATCGTGAGATTGATTCAATCAAAGATAAAATCAAAGTTCGTAAAATTCTTATTGATAAGATGAAAGAAGATAAGCAGTCTTTTGAAAAAGATTACAAACAAAAATTGTCGGATACTGAAAAACAAATACAAGAACACAACGCATCAATTGAAAAGTTACAGATAGAAACAAACAGTAAAAATGAACTGCTGATAAATTGGGAAGAAACAAAAGATAAGTTTAACTCTCTCAAAGATTTCTCAAAAACATTTAGAGCAAAAGTAAATCGTATCTCAAAAGAGATAGAGTTTTATGAGACAAATGAAGAATGTCCAACGTGCCATCAAGAGATTGATAAAAACTTTATTGAAGAAAAGATGAAAGACTTAACAGTAACAAAGTCGAGAAATGAAAGTGCAATTGATGAAGCAAAGAAACAGATTGAAGCTCTTGCAAAGGAACTTGAAACCTTTGCACATATTCAAGAAGAAATTGTAAAATGCAACACAGAAATATCTAAGCTCAACAGTGACATCTCTGCACTCAATCGTTACAAGTCGACTCTTCTTTCTAATCTTGAAGAAAATTCTTCAAAACAAAGTGATGTGGAAACAGAGAAAGCAACAGTCAAAGAACTTGCAACACAGGGAATGGACAGAGAAGAAAAGAAAAAAAGTCTATTGTCTGAAAGAAGCACACTTTCATATTGTTCGGATTTATTAAGAGATAGTGGAGTTAAGACTCGTATTATCAAACAGTATATACCCATTATGAATAAACTCATAAATAAGTATCTAGCCTCTATGGACTTCTTTGTGGATTTTGAAATTGATGAGGAGTTCAACGAGACAATACGTTCTCGACATAGAGATAGTTTTAAATATGCTTCGTTTAGTGAAGGTGAAAAAATGAGAATTGATCTTGCACTTCTTCTGACTTGGCGTTCGATTGCAAAGATGAAGAACTCCACAAACACAAATCTTCTAATACTTGATGAGGTCTTTGATGCCTCTCTTGACTCAAATGGTTGTGAGGACTTTCTTAAACTTCTTCACGACATTGGAAAAGATACAAATGTGTTTACAATCTCTCACAAAGGAGATGTTCTACAAGACAAGTTTGAAAATGTAATTCGTTTTGTCAAAGAAAGGAATTTTAGTCGTGTTGCTGCTTAATGGTGATTGTTTAGAAGAAATGCAAAAACTTATTGATGATGGAACACAAGTTGATTCAGTTGTGACTGACCCTCCCTATCATCTTACATCTATTACAGAAAGATTTGGTAAGGAAGGTTCTGCACCAGCTCAGTATGGAACTGATGGTGCATTTGCAAGAGCTTCAAAAGGTTTTATGGGTAAAGAATGGGATGGTGGTGATATTGCATTTCGTAAAGAGACATGGGAACTTGCATTGAAATTGTTAAAGCCAGGCGGTCATTTACTTGCATTTTCTGGTAGTAGAACATATCACAGAATGGCAGTTGCAATAGAAGATGCTGGGTTTGAAATTCGTGACCAGATTATGTGGATATATGGAAGTGGGTTTCCAAAAAGTTTAAATATTGGAAAAGCAGTCGATAAAAAACTTGGTAATGAAAGAGTTACAGTGGGAGAAAGAACTAGAAATGTAAAACCATTTGATGATGATAATGGTTGGAACTCGAATAATACAACAGGAAATTATATTTACACGAAAGGCAATACACAATACGAGGGCTGGGGAACTGCATTGAAACCAGCACATGAACCAATTGTACTTGCAAGGAAACCAATATCAGAAAAGTCTATTACAGATAATGTATTGAAACATGAAACAGGTGGTATCAACATTGATGCGTGTCGTTGTAAAGACAATAGGTATCCTGCGAATGTAATACATGATGGATTGCAAGAAGATTGGGCAAGATATTTTTATTGTCCTAAAACATCAAAGGCAGAAAAAAATCAAGGTCTTGAAAACTTTACTCCAAAACCGATGGCGTGGAGTAATCAAGCAAAGGCAGAACTAAAAAGAGGTAATCTTGATTTTGTTGGTAGTGGTGATGGAGCTAAACATAACAAAGTTGCAATGAGGGTAAATACTCATCCCACAGTAAAACCTCAAAAACTTATGCAGTATTTGTGTCGATTAGTAACACCTAAAAACGGAACAGTTCTTGACCTGTTTATGGGAAGCGGGTCTACAGGTATAGCTGCAAAAGATGAGGGATTTGACTTTATTGGAATTGAAAAAGACAAAGAGTACTTTGAGATTGCAGGAGCAAGAATAAAATCTTCTTCTCCACTTCTGGACTGTTTTGAATAAAAGTATTGACTCTATAAAAAAGAATATGGTATAAGTGAATTATGAAAAATTTTGATGAATATAAATTAGTTAAATCGAATGACCCAATTCTCAAAGAGAAGTGTAAGCCATTTGATTTTGACAATGTACCGATTGACCCTTTAGACCTACAGGAAATATTTAAACATCACCTAATTGGTAAAAATGCACTAGGTGTTTCTGCAAGTCAATTTGGTATTCCATACAGAGTATTTGCTATTCAAGATTATGAATCAAAAGATGTGGGTATGATTTTTAATCCAAACATAGTTAATTTTTCAGAAGAAACATCAATAGAGGAAGAAGGGTGTTTATCTTATCCTGGCCTTTATATAAAAGTAAAACGTTCTAAAGAGATTCGTATGAGATGGACAAATCAATTTGGAGAAGTCAACACAAGTAAGTTTACAGGAGTAACTGCTCGAGTGTTGCAACATGAATACGATCATCTCAATGGTGTTATATTTCACTCAAGAGCAAATCGTTATCATCTTGACCTTGCTCGAAGAAAGAAACGTAAACTTGATAAAGCAAGAGAGAGGTTAGCAAAATGAAGGTAGAAGTCGGAATAGAAACAATGAGAAAAAAGAAGCTGTTCATTGGCACACCTATGTATGGTGCAATGTGTGGAGGACAGTATACAAAATCTATTGCAGATTTAACAGCGATGTGTGCCCATTATCAGATAGAAATAAAATTGTTTTATCTGTTTAATGAGTCTCTTATCACAAGAGCAAGAAACTATATTGCAGATGAATTTATGAGAAGTGGATTTACACATCTTATGTTTATTGATAGTGATATTGGTTTTGACCCAAATGATGTTCTTGCACTTGCAGCTATATGCGAAGATGGTTCAGACAAAGATGTTGTCTGTGGCCCATATCCTAAAAAGTGTATCTCATGGGAAAAAATCAAACGTGCAGTCGATAAAGGATTTGCAGATGACAATCCAAACAAACTTGAAAAGTATGTAGGAGATTATGTTTTCAATCCTGTGGGTGGTGCAAATGAGATGAGAGTTGACCAGCCTGCTGAAGTGAGTGAAGGTGGAACAGGGTTTATGATGATTACACGAAATGCATTTGAGAAATTTGACAAAGCATTTCCAGAGCAAAAATATTTACCAGATCACGTTCGTTCAAAACACTTTGATGGAACAAGAGAGATTATGGCATACTTTGATTCAGTTATTGATAACAAACAGTTTAGTATGCAAAGAGAACTTCCTGCGTTCATGGCAAAAAATCCAAAAGCTTCACATGAAGATATTCTTAAATTTATTAAAGAACAGAAAAATGGTATGCTTGAAACTTATAGTAATCGTTATCTTTCAGAGGACTATATGTTTTGTCAATGGGTTCGTAAGATTGGACTAAAAGTATGGATGTGCCCTTGGATGAAACTTCAGCACACAGGAAGTTATGTGTTTGGTGGAAGTTTACTTGACCTTGCAACCATTGGTGCAGCTGCAACTGCTGATCAAAATGAAATAAGACCGACATGAGTACCGAAGATAGAACTAGATATCACATGACAAAAGTTAAGAAAAAAACTCTTGACTTTATGACTGATTGTATAGTAAATTATCAACAAGACTCAAATCAAAATGTTACAGACCCACTTGCAGTCACTACCACTTTAGCTGCTATGCAAGCGTGTCTGGTTGAAGCATATGGTGAACATCTTGGAAAAGGTGATGCAGCTGAATTTTTTTATGGAATTGCAGACGACCTTGCGGTTCAAGCAAAACCAAAAACTAGATTTAAAAAATTTAAATAACTGAGGTATATTATGAAATTAAGTGATACAACAACAAAAGTATTGAAGAATTTTGCATCTATTAATCCTTCAATACTTCTAAAAGAAGGTGAGACTATTCGTACAATCTCTCCTCAAAAGAATGTGCTTGCACAAGCAGTTACAGATCAACCGATTGAAAAAGAAATGTGTCTTTATGATATCAATCAGTTTCTTAATATTGTTGAAAGTATTGAGGACTGTGAGATTAATGTCAATGACACAAAAGCACTTCTTTCAAATCCACAAAACACTCAAAACAGTACAGTCTTTTTTGCAGACCCAAGTGTGATTGTTACTCCACCTGAGAAGAACATCAATGTAAAGAATATGTTATTTTCTTTTGTTCTTCAACCAGAAGAATTAACAAAACTTCTACGTATGGCTTCTCTCTGTAATGCAGAAGAACTTATTATTCAGCAATCAAAGGCTGGAAAGGTGCATTGTAAAGTTACAAACACATCTAATCCAACTGCAAATCATTTCTCACTTTTCATTGAAACAGATGAGTCAAATGATGAAACAAGTCTTCCTGCAACTCTTGATGTATCTAAAGTCAACTTTATCAAAGACAAGTATGAAGTTCATGTCTATGAGAAAATTATTCACTTCAAAGGAACTATTGCTGAGTATTGGATTGCCCAGAAATAATGGAACAATTTATTTGGGTAGAAAAGTATAGACCTAAAACAGTTGATGAATGTATACTTACAGATGAACTAGCAAAGACATTTAATTCTTTTGTATCAAAAGGTATTCCTAATCTGATATTGTGCGGTGGGCCTGGAGTTGGTAAAACAACTGTTGCAAAGGCAATGCTCGAACAATGTGGGTCTGACTATATTATGATAAATGGGTCAATGAGAGGAAACATTGACACTCTGAGAACAGACATACAAAGTTATGCTTCAACAACATCTCTTGATGGAAGTCGTAAGTATATCATACTTGATGAAGCAGACTATCTCAATCCTCAATCGACTCAACCAGCTCTTCGTGGATTTATCGAGGAGTTTCATAACAACTGCGGTTTCATAATGACTTGTAACTATGTGGAAAGACTTCTTGAACCACTTCGTTCTCGTTGCTCTGTTGTTAATTTTTCAATGCAAGCAAAAGAAAAACCAGAACTTGCAAAACAATTCTTCAAGAGAGTTATTGATATTCTTTCACAGGAAAATGTGAAATATGATAAGAATGTTCTGCAACAGCTTATTATAGAGAATATGCCTGATTGGAGAAAAGTTCTCAATGACCTTCAGAGATACAGTTCAGCTGGAGTGATTGATACAGGAATACTTATTGGAAGTGACCCTCACAATCTTGCATCTCTTTATGAGTATTGCGAGAAAAAGAATTTTTCAAAGATAAGACAATGGGTTTCAAGTGCTTTGAGTATTAGTGATAGTGTTAATATTCTTTCTGCAATCGAGAAAGAGTTTTCACAAAGACTAAATCCTAAGTATGTTCCAAACCTTATTGTTACTCTTGCAGAGTATCAGTTCAAGACTTCTTTTGTTGCAAATCAGGAAATTAATCTCACAGCCTTTCTTGTTGAGGTTATGTCGAACTGTTTTGACCCATGAGTAAAATTTGGCTAATATGGAAATATTCGATTGGTAGTTTTTCTGACGAGAAAACTGCAAACTATGACAATGCAGTTTGTATCGTAAGAACCTTTGTTGTGCTTGTCAATGTTGTGTGTGCGTTTTTCATCATGGCAAATATAGTAAAGAATTGGTAATGAAAAAGAATCCGTTTGACCATCTCAATTCTATATTAGTAACAAAAAAACCTATTGATATTGAGGGATATAATTCTTGGCTTGTCAATAATGGATTGTCTCAGCATCCAGAGTGGATACACTTGGTTAATTTTATAAATCAGCATCACTTTTTGTCCAAAGATGCACAATACTCTTTTTTTATAAATAGTAGAGTTCGAAAGATAAAAGAACGTAGAAAATGGGCAAAGAGTGATAAACAGAATGACATAGAGATGATTGCAGAATATTATAACTACAGTTATGACAAAGCAAAGATTACTATGGAATTGTTATCACCTGACCAAAAAGAACATATAAGAAATAGTAAAGGTGGTAAAAAATGATGCATCCTATCGTTGATAATATGATAGAGGTGAAGTTAGTTGGAGATAGTTTCCTCAAGGTTAAGGAAACGTTGACTCGAATCGGTGTAGCCTCTCGCAAAGAAAAAACTTTGTTTCAATCATGTCATATCCTACACAAACAAGGTCGATACTTTATCGTTCACTTCAAAGAACTCTTTTCATTAGATGGAAAAGAAACTGACTTTGATGTAAATGATATTGCTCGCAGAAATACAATTGCAAATCTTCTTGCAGATTGGGAACTTATCGAGTTAGTTGAACCAAACAAGTCAAAAGACAACACAGCTCCAATTAGTCAGATTAAGATACTTCCTTTTAAAGAAAAGAATGATTGGCAACTTGTTACGAAATATAATATTGGAAAAAAACGAGACACGTAAAAAGTATGTATATTTGGAATGATGATAATTTTTGTTATTTGTTTGATGTAGATGGAACATTAACGCCAAGTAGAGGCGTAATGGACAGCAAGTTTCAAGAATGGTTTTTGTATTTTTGTCATAATCGTAATGTATCTCTCGTTACAGGAAGTGACAAATCAAAGACAATTGAGCAAATAGGTGAGACCATATACAATGCCTGTACAAGAGTTTACAATTGTAGCGGTAATGATGTTTACGAGCAGTACACTCAAATCCAATTTAATGATTGGACACTCCCTTCCGAAGTAGAATCTTTTTTAATTGATAAGTTAAATTCAAGCCCGTATAGAATCAAAACAGGATTGCATATAGAACATAGAACAGGAATGGTTAATTTTAGTGTTGTTGGTAGAAATGCAAATCCAGAACAGAGAAAAGGTTACTATGTGTGGGATAGAATAGTAAATGAAAGAAAACATATTGCAAGTGAATTTAATAGTACGTTTCCTGATTTAGAAGCCGACATAGGTGGTGAAACAGGAATAGATATATTTGAGAGAGGTAGAAATAAATCTCAAGTTCTGAAAGACTTTAAATTATCAACTTTAAAATTTTATGGAGATAGAACTGACCCTGCTGGTAATGATTATTCTATTGCATCTAAACTAAATCCTAATCAAGTGTATACTGTTACTGATTGGAAGCATTGTTGGGAATTATTAAAATGATACACAGGAAATATCAAAAACTGTTGAATGAGATTACAGACCTATTTGACCAATACCATGACAAGGATTATCTAAAAATCCAGACAGATAGTATGGTTTCTAGTGCAGATTTCAAACATGGCTATTTGAGTGGAATATGGGTGTTAAATCGTCAAATTGAAAAAATTATTGAAAAAAATACAGAAAACTCTTGACTTTGAGTAGGAGTTGATGTATAAATAGTATAGTAAGTGCCATAATGGACTTGCGACAATGTAAACCTTGCTTTTATAGGAGGACTATATGCGAAGCAATATCTTCATGGATAGCAATTCTCTATCCGTACTTAACAATCATTTCGTTGGAGTAGATCGACTCATTGACCAGATGATATATGCGACTACTCTTGAAAGTTCCACATCTTATCCACCATACAACATAGTTCGAAAATCTGATTACGAATACGAGATTGAGATTGCCTGTGCTGGATTTTCTGAAGAAAATTTAGATGTTACACAAACAGGTAGAGAGCTTGTAGTGAGTGGACAGAAAGACGACAAATCATCAAACGAATATCTACACAAGGGTATTGGCTCAAGAAACTTTAGAAGAAAGTTTAGCCTTGCCGATAATGTAGATGTAAAAGAAGTAACGATTGGAAACGGAATGTTAAGTATACGTCTGGAAAGATATATTCCAGAGGAGGAACGACCTCGAAAGATTCCAATTGGAAAGGTGATTGATTCTAATCCAGAACTATTAACGGAAGCTTCAGAGAAGTAACTTAAAGAGCAGTAGACAAAAGGAAAGTTTTATTATGAATATATTTTATTTGAGTGAAGATGCGACAGAGTGTGCCAAACAACATTGTGATAAACACACAGTTAAAATGATCTTAGAGTATGCACAAATGTTGTCTACTGCTCACCGAGTTCTTGATGGTGATGAATATGCAGATACACACAATCTTTATAAGATTGCACACAAAAATCATCCATCAACAATATGGGCTCGTTCATCATCTTTAAATTATCGGTATCTTTATGATTTGTTTGTTGCCTTGTGTGATGAATACACAAAAAGATATGAAAAGAGACACACGACAGATTCAAAACTTAGAGTTCCTCTTGCAATGCCACCTAAAGCATTACTATATTTTCGTGCAGGATTTACAGAACCTCCACAATGTATGCCTGAGGAATGTAAAGTACCTGACAATGCAATTGAAGCTTATCGCAACTACTATCGTCAATACAAAAAAAGTTTTGCAAAGTGGTACAAGTCAGA